TATTGTTTTATAGGTTCAATGGCTGCTGCTTCTCCACCAATTGCTTGGGTAGCAACTCATATAATGCATCATCAGCATTTTAATACAGATAAAGACCCACAAAATCCAAATGCTCATGGTTGGTATACATTTCTTTTTTATTGGCAACCGTCTTTTGCTGAAGTTATGGATAAGTTAACTATAACTGAAAAGAAAAAATTTATTATTAAGCTGAAACATTTATTGAGAGACCCTATCTTAATTTTCTTTGAGAAGAACTATTTAGTACTTACTTTAATGTACATTATTTTACTAGCAATAATTCATCCATCACTGGTAATCTACTTTTATGTAATACCCGTTCTTTATTCTATGCTTGGACTTACATTATTAGTTGTACAACATTTTAAAACGTTTGATGGCAAAGTAAATCTATTGTACCCATTCTTCTATGGAGAACATAATCATGATAATCATCATGAGGCACCGGGTGGCCCTGACAGATTAAATACTCTGTTAAGGAGAGCATTTAAGTAATGGCTGACGATAAACAAATAGAAGCATTAACTGGTACAGTTGCAAAATTAGTAGCAGCAAATGCTAATGACGCTAAGACTTTTAAAGAAAATCAAAAAGAGCAAAAAGAGCTTAGACAAGCTGCTGCCAAAAATCTAAAAGAATTAAAACAATTCATACAGGGTGAGGATAGTAAAGGTACTAGACTCGGTGGTCAAGAGATGTTAGAGAAATTCTTTAAAAATTCAGGTTTCCAGTTTGTCCAAGACCGTTCAGAAGGTAGATTTGACCAATTTGATTTTGCAAATACTAAAGGGCGAACTGAAATTGGTCAAGCCTTTGATACAGCAAAATTAGAATCAGCACTAGCAAAAGTTATACAAGAAGCACAACTTATATCTGATAGTAAAAAAGAAGGTGAAGAGTTTACAAAAGAAGAAAAAGAGAGATTAGACACACTACAACAGATAGAAACGATGACAAGCCAAGCTCTTCAGTATCAAGAGCAAATGGCAGATGAAACCACTATGGATGCCTTTAGAAAATACTTCGGTACTATGGGAGACTTCAAACAGTTTCTTGGTAAACTTGGTGGAGGCGCAATGGATAAAGCAGGAGAAGTAGGCACAAAAATTGGTGACAAAGTAAAAGATGGCTTTGCATTTATATTTGATATTATCAAATTTGGTTTAGTACTATTTGGTGGTCTTACAGCTCTTACAGGATTTATGGACGGTTGGAATAAAGTAGGTAAATTTTTTGCAGATAAAGACAAAATAACGATAGGTGATCAGATAGCTTCTGGATTAGCTGGTATTGTACAAGCATTTACAGGTATAGATGATAAGGATGCTAAAGGTATTGCAGAAAATGCTGCATATTATATCAATGGTGTAATTGATTTTTTAAGTAGAATTGTAGCAGCATTTGGTAATATTACTGGATTAAGAGATAGACAAGATGGTGAAAGTTTACTTGGAGATGCTGCTTTAGTTCTTGGTTCTCTTCTATTTATGTTTGGTCCAAAAGGTATGATAGGTTCAGCAATGTCACTTTTATTTAAAGGATTTATGATTCTTGCAGGTATTATTGCGACAGCAGTTGGTATACCAGTTGCAGCTGTAGTAGGTATCATTGTAGCAATTGGAGTAGTAATAGGATTGATAATATATTACTGGGATGAGATTAAGCAAGGGTTATCTGATTTTGGTAATTGGGTAAGCAACATGTATTCTGAATACATTGCTCCCATTTTTGCTGCTTTAGGAGATTTTTTTAAAGCTGTTGGAGACAAAGTTAGAAAGTTTTTTGGTGGGGATTCTGCAGAATTTGATGAACTTGTAGAAGCTGGTGTAGTGGATGATGGATATTTTTCTGATTCAATAGATAGAAAGAAAGCTGAAAAAGCATCAGCCGCACAATTGCAAACTATTTTAGATGAAGCTGACCAACTTGGTGAAGAAGACCAACAATTCTTAAGAGACTTAATTGCTGCAAAAGGTGGCGTTGAACCAGCTGGTCAAGGAGAAAATGTAGGAACTGCTAATACTATGGATGAAACAGCAGCTATGAAATCAGAAGCTGATGCTAATAAAGGTAGTGGTGATACTGCCGTGATTGCTACAACAAATAATAATCAATCAAGTCAAACAACTAATATTACATCTGGTGGTGAAAATACTCAGCCTGGTGCATCATACGCAATTACTGACGGAATGCCTGCTTAAGAACGTCTTGTAGGTCTTGTGTAAGGTTTACGTTTAGTAGTTTCTTTTCTTTTAAGTAATCTTCTCTCAGCTAATAATTGAGATTTCTCAGCTTCCCATTTTAAGATACCCATTTTTTGTAGAGTTTCTTCAGTCCATATCTCAAATCTTAGTCCATTTTTAGAACAAGCAATCTGTGCATTCTTCCATTTTTCAGCATTTATAGCAAACCTGGCAGTTTCTTCAATCCATTTTTTAGATTTTCTTGTAGGAGAAGCTGGTGCAACAGTTTCTTTCTTGGGTTTTACTTCAACCACTTTAATTACACCATCTTTAAATTTGATATAAAAGTCAGGATAGTATCTAGCTCTCTTACCAGTCACGGGGTGTACGTATGGTATTGCAATCTCTTCACTAGCCCATTCAAGGACTTCAGGATTGTCATCACACCATTTCATTACGTTTCTTTCCCACATACTACGATAAGTAATGTTCTTTACATCACCAGTATATTTGTCAGGATTATTTAACGCTGCTAATTTTCCTTTGTAAGTCGGCATAATAAATACTCTATAGGATTATTTAATATGCCAGAGAATTTTAAAGCCTTGAGATTTCCACAAGATTTGGGAACTAACAGTTCACCGAACTATATTACTTTTATGCCTGAAGAACTAAATTATGCACCCACTGATTACGGCAATAAAGTAGATAGAGGTTCAGGTGGTTTATTTGGAAAATCAGACGGTGGTTCTGCTTTTGACATAGACTTGGGTGCAGGTAATCCATTTAAACAAATAGGTAAAGCAATTGGTGGACAATTAGAATCTATTGCGGATGCAGCTGTAGATACAGTAAATGCAATTGGTAGTATATTTGATGGTGGTTCATTATCAGCAAAAGCTACAAAGTTTGGTAAATTAGTAAATGGTAAAGTTAAAATAGGAGACTTTATATTATCATCTGGCATAAAATCAGAAGCACCTCAAGTAAGACAACAAGGTTCAATATCATTATATTTACCAGATACTTTAAATGCTACCACATCAGCTGACTATGGTTCAAAAGATTTAGGTGCACTTGGAATGGAAGCAATATCTGCAGCTGATGGTGGAAGCCTGGCTGATGCTATGAAAAATCCTAAAACTGGTTCAGGTTTAGCGAGTGCAGTTTTAGCTGAAACTGTAAGACAATCAGGGCAAGTGGGAGATGCCATCTCTGTAGCTGAAGGTCAAATTGTAAATCCTTATTCATATCAAGTGTTTGGTGGTATGGCGCATAGAACTTTTAATTATCAATTTGATTTAGTACCAAGAAATGCAAGAGAAGCTGAAGAGATAAAAAGAATTTGTGACATGTTTTTATATTACATGCTACCTTCTAAGGGTGGTAAAAGTGCAAACGTAAATGTTGGAACTGAACACTTTCTAAAAATGCCTTCACAATGGGATATCAAATATTATAGAAATGGTAATCAATTAACTCATCATCAACAACCTTTTAAATGTTTCTTATCATCATGTGATATTCAATATGGTGGTGATGCTGAAAACTTCTTACATGAAGATGGTTCACCAGTAAAAACATCTATATCATTAAGTTATATAGAGATAGAACCATTAATACAAAACAAGGTGATGTCAGAATAATGTACTTTAGTCAATACAATAGAATAGTATATGAATTTCCAGATGGGATAAAAAGAGTTATGACAGATATGTCAATACGTCCTAAAATGAGAAATGAGATTACTACTAATTCTGCAAATTTTGAATTTTATTCTGTAAAAGACGGAGATACACCAGAAAATTTAGCTTATGATAACTATGCTGATGCTACAAAACATTGGGCAATAATGCTTGCTAATAATATAATGAGCATCTATAATGACTGGCCAAGAGACCAACAACAGCAAGAAGAATTCTTATTTCAAAAATATAAAGTACAAACTGATAGTGATGGTGTTTCACAAACTCTTACAAGAGTACAAGTCACTGAATTTATACAGTTTGTAGGTACAACAGGGAATAGTTTTAAAAGTACTGTGACTGGAACAAGTGTTGTGACTAAACCAAGACATTTTGTAGACGCAAATAAGAATGAATATTCATATGATGCGATAGTAAATAATACAACAGGTAAAGATGCAAATGGAATAGGTATTACATATCCAACTGTATCACCTGTATCAATTCAAACATACGAGGAAGAGTTAAACGAGGCAAAAAGAAATATTATTATTCCGACATCAAAGGTAGTAGACAAATTGATTGACGAAATACAAGAGTATATAAATGGCTAGCGGAAAACAAACTGGTGCTTACGAAGTTAAGAGTGCAAAGATAATTAGAGGTGGAGAAGCTGTTGATATCACTATGATGGTATCAGAGATGAACATCTTTTCTTCAATTATTGATAGAACTATTATGGGTGAGTTTCTTATTACTGATGGTAGAAATATAATATCTGGTTTTCCTGTTCAAGGTGGTGATTTATTTAAAGTACAAATAGATATCATGGGACAGATGAGAGATTACACCATGAGAATAACTAAAGTAAAAGGATTGGCTGATATAGAGACTAGTAGAATGTATATTTTAGAGACAATATCTGAATTTGCGTTCCAAGGTTTACATCAAAAATTCTCACAGTCATTTACAGGTCCATTTAATGAAATTGCTTTAAAAATATTTGAAAAATATACTGATGAAAAGTTTGGTTATTGGGAAGCATCAAAAGGAAGTTCAACAGTAATCATACCTAATTGGAGTCCTACAAGAGCTTTAGGTTGGTTAGCTGCAAATGCAGTTTCTACAACTGATGATATAAGATTTCGATTCTTTCAAGACAGTAAAGGAATATATCATTTTATGCCAATTGAAAAAGCTCTAGATTTTTATAAAGATAATCCACCATTTACATATAAGTATAGAGCAAATAATTCGACTGATGGAATACCAAATGTAGAAGCAGATTTATCTGCTATATCAGATTTAAAATTTGGTCATGCATATGACATGTCAAAGTCTTTAAGAGAAGGTTATTTAGTTGCTAGAGAATATGATGTAAACTTAAAAGAGAAGTCACAAAGTGTTATAAACTGGAACTATCATAAAGAATTTGATAAAGCCAAATATCTAAATCCTTTTCCACAATATTATAATCAAGAATTTGGTATGGGTAGAATATATTTTTCAGCAAGTTCACAATATCAAAGTGATTTATCTGGACTAAAGAAAACATCAGTCACAGGTTATAATCAATTAGTACAAATTACAGTTAAAGGTAATCCTGAAGTAGATATTGGACAAGTCATACAATTAGATATACCAAATCCAGACCCTGCTGGTTCTAGAAAAGGTGAAAAAGATAATATGTGGACAGGTAAATATTATGTCACAGCCAAAAGAGACTTTTATGCAGGTGATGAAGTTAAAATGGTAATGGACTGTGCTAAAGAAAGTTTAAAAGAGGAAGTATAGTATGTTAGACGGTAAAATGTTTTGGTTCACTGGTGTCGTAGAAGACAGAAATGACCCTATGCTAATGGGTAGAGTAAAAGTAAGAGTGCATGGCATTCATACTGAAGATAAAACACTTTTACCTACAAAAGATTTACCTTGGTCTCAAGTAGTAATGCCTATTACATCAGCTTCATTGGCTGGTATCGGTACATCTGCAACAGGTATTGTACAGGGTAGTTGGGTAGTAGGTTATTTTCTTGACGGTTCTGATATGCAAGAAAATATTATTCTTGGTACTTTACCTTCATCTCCATATTCAAATAATCCTGAACTAGGATTTAATGACCCAAAAGGTTCACATCCTAGAAGAAGTGATGGTGTTGATACACCTGATTCTGCTACTCCAACCAAATTTTCAAGTCACCCGTCATATGTTAATAAAGTAGACCAAAGACAAACAAAAGTAGAAACAGCAATACCACCATTCTTAAAAACTGTAAGTATTGATGATGAAGACGACCCTAAGTTTACAAGAAATACTTGGGATATGCCAGAAGTAATGAAAGGTAATGCACCAATATATCCATTTAACAAAGTGACTGAAACAGAGTCTGGTCATGTATTTGAGATTGATGATACTAAAAATAATGAAAGAATATCTATGTATCACCAATCTGGTACTAACTATGAAATTCAAAATGATGGTGATGTCACTACTACTATTTCTAAAGATAATTACACAGTTATTTTTGGCAATGACAAAATTTATGTAAAAGGTAATGTAGATATTACTATTGATGGTGATAAAAGAGAGCTTGTAAAAGGCAACTACCATCTTGAAGTAGAAAAAGATTACACAATGAATATAAAAGGTTCTAGGAACTCAGCTATAGGTAATAATGAACTTATTGAAGTTGGACAAGAGTTTTCTAGCAATGTAAATGAAGACTATACTCAACGTATCGGAGGCCATGAAATACGTATTGTAGACAAATCAAGGAACACAACAATTGGTGATTCTGAGGACCTCTCTGTGGCCACGAATATGAACGAAATTGTAATGGGTAAGAGAGATATGTTTACCTCTGCAGTTCATACACATACAATCACTGATAAATTAAATATATCAGCTCTCAATGATATCACGGTAGGTACTAACGCTAACCACATTGAGACTGTAAAAGGTAATAGAACTGAAAATATAACTGGCGATGTAAGCGAAACTGTCGGTGGAAACGTCACCGAGAATATTACCGGAGATTTGGATATTAACGCCAACAGGATTGACTTGAACTAATGAACGAATTATTAAATGCACAAGTTCTTAACTTTTGGACCATTGCTGGTCCGTGGGCCGCAGTTATTGGCTCCATCATAGTAGGTATGTGGATAAAAGACTGGGCAACTGGATTTGCTAAAGGTGCAAGATTTAGAATGAGTAGGTCTTTTAATGAAGGTGATAAAGTAATTTTAGAAGGTAAACCTGCTCTTATTATTAAGATAGGTTTTACTGAAACAGTGTTTGGTGTTTATAATGATGATGGTTATACTTGGCGTTATGTACAAAATGAAAGAATACCATATCTTAAATTAGAAAAGATAGTTGATAGAGACTTACACCAAGATACTGACCAAGAAAAAGCTCAAAAGATAGTTGATGCATTACAAAATGCTGAGATAGAAAAAAATAAAGCTGATATCGAGAACATTAAGAATGGGAAAAAGAGTTAAATTACCGAAATTGGCTATGGCTTATACACAATTGCCAGAACCTGAACAACATACCAGAGATAAGATTGAGTATGTAATAGAACAAACTAAAACTCGTAATAAGTTTTGGGAGGCTTCTGTTGCAGCACATGATGAAAACCCATCTTATGCAGTAAAAAGATATTGTGAAGAAAATGATTTAGAGTTTCTAGAACAAGATTGTAAAGATTTGGAAGATGAAGCTGTTCAAACAATCAAATTTTGGAAACACAAATTTGCTAAATTAAGACCTTATGCAGCAGCTACACAATTTGGTTTAGAGATTGATAGATTACCAAGCTCTACTAATAAGACTAATTCATATCCTAGTGGTCATTCAACTCAAGGATGTTTAGCTGGTTTATATGTTTCAAGTATCTATCCAATGCATAGTGTAGGTATAATGGAAGCTGGTTTAGAATGTGGTATAGGTAGAATCAAAGCAGGTTTTCATTATTTAGATGACCATGAGGCTGGTATAAAATTAGCAACGCAATTATTTAAGTTGATAAAGAAATGATAAAATTTACTGACATATTAATAGAAGAAGCAGGTAAAGGACTTACAGTCTTTGATATTGATGACACTTTGTTTCGTACATCAGCAAGAGTAAAAGTAAAAAACAAAAAGACAGGTGATGTTAAAGAACTACCACCTGCACAGTTTAACAAGTACAAATTAAAGAAAGATGAAGAGTGGGATTTTGGTGAGTTTAAAAATTCAAAAATATTTCAGCAAACAGCCATGCCAATCGGAAGAATGGTAAAGAAAGCTAAAGCAATTATAAGAAATGCTACTAGAAAAGGTTCAAAAGTAATTATAATTACTGCTCGGTCTGATATGGATGACAGAGATTTATTTTTAGATACTTTTAGAGCACATGGTATAGACATAGACAAAGTACATGTAGAAAGAGCTGGTAATTTAGGTGGAAGTGCTGCTAGTGCAAAGAAAAAGATTTTTCAAAAGTATTTAGGTTCTGGCAGCTTTGAAAGAGTAAGATTTTTTGATGATGATAAAAATAATTTAAAAAGCTTTTTATCTTTAAAGAAAGAATATTCTGATATAGACTTTACAGCTTTTCAAGTACAAAACAATGGTTCAGTCAGGAGTGTAAAATAATGCCAGAAGTATGTAGAAAAGATGATTCACTAAGCACAGGTCACGGTTGTACTGGTACAACTACATTAGATACACCTGGACAAGGAACAGTTTATGCAAACAATATACTAATTGCAAGAAAATCTGACCCAACAGTATCACATCCATTTCCACCTGACCCACCTTGTGCACCACATGTAGCAAATGTAAATGAAGGTAGTGGTACAGTCTTTGTTGAAGGTAAAGAAATTGCAAGAATAGGTGACTCTGCTGATGCTGGTAATATGACAGGCGGCTCACCTGACGTTTTTGCAGGAGATTAATATGAGCAAGTGTGGAGCAAATGAAGCTTTAGGAGCATTAAACGAAAAAACAAAAGAGATGGCTGACACTCTTAAGGATAGTGTTGACTTAAGTAAATTACAAGAATTTAAAGATAAAGCTGAATCTATCAAAGGTGATATTAAAGGAAAGTTAGTTTCTCAAATACCAAAACCAAAAAATTTACAAGCAGAATTAGAAAAAGTAAAAGGTTTAAAAGAAGGTCTTGCTGTAGGTGCTGCAGTACTTGCAATAGAAAAAGATTTTGGTAAAGCTTTAGGTGCAGGTGTTTTAACTGGTGCTCTTAAAAATGTATTAGACCCAGTACTTCAAGGAGCTGCTGGAATTGCGGCTGGAGCTGAAGATGCGATATCAGATGCTTTAGGTGGTAAGACATTTGATATCTGTAAAAATGTACCAAATCTTGAATTAGATGAAAATGGTGAACCAAAAGAAAAAGCAAAAGTCAGTGCTAAGCCAAATGAAAAAGCTGATAAACCAAAAGAAGTAGAGAAGACTGTAGAAGATGCAGCTGAAAAACCTTCAAGTGGTGGAAGTAAACACACACGTAGTGATTATTATGGTGCAAAAGGATTTATAAGTTTTGAATACGACTCAATTGAAAAAGGTTTACAAAAATTTGCTAAGAGTGACCTTGGTTTTATCAAGTTAAGAAAGAAAAGAGATAAGTTTTTTAAAACAATTAAGAAAAAACATGAAAAAGCAGTTGCGATAATGAAAAAAAGCAATTACAAAGTTTTGTTTGATATGTGGAATGATGGTCAATGGCCCGAAGATGTATATCCATTTGAAAAATACAAAGAATTATTACAGATAATGCAAGATGAAAGATACTCTACTGCATTATCGATTGAAATTTACGATATTGCAGAGGCTATTGAAAATGGAAACATAGCGCGGAATATTTTTGGTTCACACCCATTTTTTGATAATGCAGATTGGTATGATAAAACTAAATATCCTAATCATATGATATTTAGATATTTTGAAGAATTATATTTGCCACAAAAAAGAGATACTAGAGGTTATGGTCTATGCACAGCTGATAAAGCAATTGGTGATGCTCATGCAGACTTGATGGATGGAATATTAGAATTTTGGCAAAGAGAAGATATAAAAGAAAAATTAGTTATAATAGCAGAATATGAATCAGCAGCAGGATTAGTAGGATAAATCTGATTTATAGGAATAAATAAACTGAGGTAATATTATGAGTATATGGAAAACAATCTGGAGGACAATTGTACCTCCAAAGGTTAAGCCGGTTTCAGAATTAAAAAAGATGACGAAACTTGAGCTAGAAGATTATGGACGTCAATTTGATTATGAAGTCGACCGAAGATTAACTAAGGAAAAAATCATAAAACAAGTTGCTAAACTTAAATAGGAAGGTTAAACTATGTTAACATTGTTATCAACTCTACTCGGATTTGGTACATCTTTTGTTCCTAAAGTCTTGGACTTTTTCCAAGATAGGAAAGACAAAGCACATGAACTTGAAGTCATGGCTATGCAAATGGAGCGTGAAGAGAAACTAGCTACTTATAAAGCTGATGCTATGATGCAAGCTGCAGAAGTACAAAGAGATTCTCAACTGTTAGTACACGATACTGAAACAGGAAAAGGCGCTTCACAATGGATTATCAATTTACGTTCTTCAGTAAGACCAGTCATTACATATTTGTTCTTTGCAATATTCTTCTTTGTTGAAGGTGTTGCAGCTTATGTAGTACTTAGTCAAGGTGGAGACGTACAAGCTATTATGTATGCATTATGGTCTGAAGAAACTAGGTCTATATTTGCAGCAATTGTAGCATTTTGGTTCGGGTCAAGAGCAATTAAAAAATAAAGGAGTAAATTATGAGTGAAGCGAAAAAACCAGAAGCTGAGCTAAACATCCGTGATATAGCGGATAGCATTAAAATTATAGACGTTTGCGTAAAGCGAGGAGCATTCGATGGTGTGGAAATGGAACCTGTGGGGAAAGTCAGAAACAGACTCGAAACTTTCGTCAAAGCATACACAGAACAAAACAAACCAGAAGAAGAAGATGACAAATCCTACGAAAGTAAGCGATAACTGTATTAAGATGATTAAACACCATGAAGGTGTTAGATATCAGCCTTATCAAGACCCTATTGGTCTGTGGACAGTTGGAGTTGGACATTTAATTGGCAATGGTAAATCTTTACCAAAAGAATGGAATAAGACATTTACCTCAGAAGAAGTTGATGACATTTTAAAAGAAGACCTTTCAAGGTTTGAAAGTGGTGTCAATACATTAATTCCTATAACAAGACTTACACAAAATCAGTTTGATGCTTTAGTATCTTTTTCTTTTAATGTTGGCTTAGGTAATCTACAAGCATCTACTCTCAGACAAAAACTAAATCGTGGTGATTATGAAGGTGCCGCGAATGAGTTTCCTAAATGGAGAAAAGCTGGTGGTAGAGTTTTAAATGGACTTGTAAGAAGAAGAGCTGATGAAAAAGCTATGTTTATGACTGATGTAATACATGCAATAGGATATTAAACACCAAAACTTTCACCACAACCACAAGAACCAGTTGCATTAGGATTATTTATGATTAACTGTGAACCAGCAAACTGTTCAATATAATCTATTTCAGAACCATAAATATAAACCTCAGCAATTTTATCTACAACAATAACATCTTCAATTAATACACCATCATCTGCTGTATCTGTAAATGCCCATGAATATTCAAATCCTGCACAGCCACCACCTTTCATAGATAGAAGCGCATACTTTTTATCCTGATTACTAATCTTTTCAGTAATGTATTGTTTAGCTTGTGGAGTGATACTAAGCAAAGGTCTTTCCAGTAAACTGTGCAGAACCGCTTGTGTCTTGAATTGTAAATGTACTGAATCCACTAACAGTTGTAGCACCAATAGTAATACCACTTACACAAGTTAAATTATTAAATGTAGCTCTATTCGCTGTAAGTACACTGTTAGTATCAAATGTAAGATTAGGTAAATTGACATCTGTCATAAATGTAATAGTGCCAGAAGATTTTACATTTAGAGAACCTTCAATATCTACACTACCTCTAAGATATGTTTTTCCTACCTGGTTTGTTGTACCGTAGTTAGTCCAAACATCATCAGAATCTGTACCATAGAATATCGCAGTTTTATTAAAACTATCTGAATCAGAACCAAGATAAACACCACCCTGTTTAATATCAATTGTTGAGCCTGTGAATACAGTATTACCTACAACACCAACATTTCCATTAAAGATAGATTGGCCTGTGACTTCTAATCCAGGAAGCGTGACACTTTCTGGATTTTCAAAACCAGTTAGATTACCAGCATCATCAAATGTTAATGAACTGATTATATCTGCATGTTTTCTAGTTTTACTTTTCTGTGGCATATATTATTTAATCTTAACTAGGGTCCATAAACTTAAATGTAGCAACTGTTGAACCAGCTGCGTTTATAACAGTAAGGTTATACTTACTTGGTATCGTTACTTTTTGACTAGCAAGTGTTAACCCATCACTATCAATTACAAATTTATCATTTTGATTGCTACTCATATCAGTCCGGCTTACATTCATTGTTCCATCAGAGTCTGCAATATTACCAGCCACAGTCATATTAGTTCTTCTTCCCCTACTTCCAAATTCGCCATCACCATCTGAATCATATAATGGAAACATTTTAAATGTTCCACTACCTGTAAGTGGACTTGAAGTAGAGTTCAAAAATCTGACATATGATTTACCAACTACTTGTTTTGGTTGAATATAATTAATCTTTTCTCCCATACTTTTGTTGTCTTGACCACCGCCCGCAGCATCATAAGAACCATCACTGTTAAATCTCTCAAGAAAGTATCCAGAGTCTGAATCTGAATCTGAACCCATAAATCCAAATAGTACATCAGTAGATTTAAAGATAACTCTTCCTTGTAAGTCTAATGTACCAAAGCTAGTAAATATAGTATTCTCAGAGTCATTTACGTTTCCTGCAGTTTTTGCATAACCAAATTGTAATGGTGTAGTTTCACCTGATACTCTAGCAATATTAATAGTTTGGCCACCTTCCTTTCTTCCAAACATCACATTACCACGACTAGTATATTTGTTTATCTTCTTTTTTACTAGAAAATCATTTGTAATGTTTGTACCATTAGCAAAGATTGTATCAGAGTCAAGTGGAAACTTTCCATGTAGTTTACTATTTCCATAACTACTCGCACTAGGAAAAGCACTATCATCAGCTACAAAAAAATATGTTCCATTAAATGATGTAGTTGTATCTGAATCTGAACCAAGAATAGCATCTGTAAAACCTGCTTTCTTTAGTTGTGGTTGGAAATATGCTGCTTGATAAGCATTTTCACTATCATTTAGTGGTAAATTAGTTGAAGTAAATATGTTATATAAATCTGAATCGGGTCTGTTTAGTAATGGATGTAAAACTCCTCTTGATGTTCTCTCAAAAATCTGTGTATCTACTTGGCCTTGACCATTCATATTTGCACGGCCAACATTTAGCTTTCCAAATTTTAATGATGTATTATTTCTGTTTCCAAAAAGTACGGCATCAGAATCAGTTGATAAAAAGAATTTACCACCACCACCTTCGGGGTTTACCGCATTTGCGATTCTTCTTGTTTTAGATAGTTTATCTGACATATCATCCTAAAAATTAAAGATTCTGGGTAAGTCACTTTTATTACCGTTTACTAAATCAACAGGTCCACTAAAAGCATCTCGTACAGCACCAGTTGAAGCACCACCGCCTCTTATAAGACCTGAACCCCACGGTCTAATTTTAGTATTTTTAATATGATTTTGTACTCCACCGCCAGAACCAAATCCTCCTGCACCTAATACATTACCGTCAACTACTACTTTTATATAATTTGCATTTGGAAATTCAGGTATTGTGATTGCTGCAACACCAGGTAAAGATGTAATATTTACACCTTCAGGTATTTCAATAACTACAGATGTAGCATTATTTTTTTCTTCTTCTGAGGGTTCAACCAGATAACCGACTTGGTCTGATGTTATTTTTTTATAGTATTGTGTAAGTACATGCATTTTATCCTGCCGATGCTTCAGAGAAGAACCATTTACTACCGTCAAAAGTTCCTGAAGCCATCTTAGCAGCATTGCCTAATGATGTTCCTTTAGCACCGGTTCCCCAATCTATTGTTAATGTACCATTGGAGACTATGGATATTTGTGAACCAGTTATCCAACCTGAAAGTGGCACTGTGACTGTACCTACACCAGTATGTATTACAGTAGTCACAAAAGTTCCGGCAGTGACAGTATCATTTGATGTTAAATTTTGTACACTTCCGAGAGAGCCAGTCATTGATAAACTATTAAACGCACCATCACCAGCATTTACATTGCCACTCACTGTCAAAGTGTTTGATGTAATACCCTGTGTAATGATATTCGTTATGTTAGCATCCGCATCTTGTTGTACTACATTTGGTAATTCTGCGAATCTTCTAGTTTTTGACTTTGCCATATTTTCTCCTACTATATTTATTATCCAGACTGTCGCTTAAACCAGACTTGTACATTCATTTGTATTGGGTCAATTGGATTAGAACTAGCATCCCAAGTACGTACTCTGATTGCTCTATTGTTTGGATTTGCAATTAGTGGTTTACCACCAAAGACATCTATTGTTCTACCAGTTTCTGAATCAGCTCCTGGTCCAGGTGCTACTGCATTTGCGCCTTGAGCATCTATTGATGAAAATATAGGTTGACCCTGTGGTGCACAAGTTGACACTGCCATGGACATATAGAATCCATTAGTATCATTTACTGGTACTACTTCTGAATCTAATAAGAAGAAATAAACACCTTCTGCGTGTCTAGAATATTTCAATTGGTCTGAGTCAAATCCATAAGTAGCTCTATCAATAATCTTATTAGGATTAGGACCATTATCTGAATCAAAAGAAACTCTCATCCAAGCCGATGTTAGTGGTGTTTCTTTAATTTGGTCTGCGAATTGGTGTGTCCATTGTCCACCAGAGTATACTAATGCTTCACCAATACTTGGTTGTTGACCATCTACAGCTTCATCAACATTTGATAATTGACCTAAAGTACTGACTCCAGCTGTTGGTCCACTAAACGAGTAGATAGCTACAAAGTCATTTACTTGTAGTTTAGATGGGAACAATATGTCATTACCATTTACTTGATATTCTAAGACTGGTGTTTGTGATAATAACACACCATTTAAGAATACTAATACATTGAATGGGTCATTTGATGTTTGTAATACTGGTGAACAATCTACTAAACCTGTGACAAATCCTGGGTGGTCTGAATCATTCACTGTAAATGTATGTTCTAATGTTTGGAATGCTTCGGAAGGTAATCTGTTTCCACCTAATTGGTTTGATACGTTTCTTATCCATACAGCTGATAATTCATCTGAATCTTTTAAGAATTGGTCTGAATCAAATGCTATTATTCTAGAAGTCTTATATGTATTTACTTGGTCAGAATCTGAATCCCAGAAATAGAAGTCACCTTGTTTTTGAGATAAGTTAATACCATTCAAGAAGATAAGAGGATTACCACCAACTCTTGCAACAATTAAATCAGAATCATTGTAAATATCTGAATCAATCATTCTAAATGTTTGGTGTGTACCATTAGCACTTAAATCAGCTCTT